CTATGTATGACTCTTTGACGAAACTTGATAAGCCATGGGCCAATAGGGCATCACGTTCCATCAATCCTATCTTCAAACCTCCGCCAGAAGAACGACCGCCCTTTGCTTGTTTAGTTGTTTCGTCTACACGCACATCACGTCCAACGGCGTATATTTTATCTTCGACTTGTTGTTTGAGACGTTTATAGTACACAATTCCAACCGCTGCATTCTCACAAGCTATTTCACCTGTTTCTCCTGAATAAAGAGTTTCTTCAGAATATCTCTCGTCTCCCAGTATCTTTTCCATTTTTCCCTGAATATCATCGATTGCATTGAAAGGCGAAACTTCTGGAATGAACCCAAACTTTAATCCAATTCTTCCGACTAACAATTCGTAAAAATAGGCAAGCGTCATTCTTGAAGGGAACGAATGTGGATTGAACAAAATATCAGGAACGATACCGTCTTCTGTATGTGGCATTTCTTCATTTTCAAGTAAAATTCCAATCGTAGCTTTCTGAGCCTGTCTTGATGCAAATTTATCACCACAGATCGGGAACCGATTTTGCATTGTTGTGATTCTTGCAATTCTAGGTTCCGTATTCGACAAATATACCTTGGTAACCATGTCACCTTCATGCGCCTTACAAGTCAAGCTATTATCCTTTTTACCATTGATGGTTTCAATGTAAGAACCCACAAGAACTGTGTCACTCGTTATAACCGTCCCAACCTTTATGATACCATTCTTATCAAGTTTACTGTAATCATTCATACTATTTATTTTGATGTCCGTCATTTCAGAAACATTTCCAATATGCACATTGCCGTGTTTTTGAAAACTTTGTATTTCTTCCCGTAAATCATACGATGAAATATACGATGACGAGAACATTCCACGCTCAACCGCGGATTTATTGAAGAAAACAGCATCCTCCTGATTGAAACCATTAAAACATCCAATCGCGACTACCAAATTGATTCCATATGGTGATGAGTCATTATTCAATTTTTTCATGAAACCCGTGGAAGTGAGTGGCTTTTGACCATAATGAATGAGTGATGCTGTTTGATCATACCTTTTTCTGTAATTTGATGCATACAAAGAAACCGAAGAACGAACTTGTGAGCAAGCATACCTATTACGAGCAAGTGGATTGTGTTCGAGAAATGGTAAAGACAACGCTGAAATTCCTAATTGACATGTTTTGGTAAGTTCTTTGAATCCAGTTTCAGTAGTGTCATATTTGACAACAATGTTTTTGATTTCTTCTGGATCGTAATATTCGCATCCTTTGCTAATAAGAAATTCCGGTGAAGACGAAAATTTTTCCAACTCGCTAAATTTATGATTGTCTTTTTTTGCTTTTTCACAGTTAATGATGGGCCTCAAAAAACGGCCACCATTCATGTTGATATTAATCTGTGTATTTTCTATATCCCAACATATAGATGATTGCCAATCGAGGATGTCATTGTCATTCGTAGTCGTAGTATGACGAAGCTCATTGAGTCTTTTGATTAATTTTTCCGGATCATTTGTGATAGAAATCCACTTACTGTTTACAAATACATTGTGATTGTGTCCGTTGAACTTTTCGATAGTATCATCGGAAATATCATGTGTATACTTTAGATCTTTGATAAATTCGATGATTTTAGATGGGTCTTTCTCTTCAGAAACGACACATGTGTGTGCGAAATGTTTAGATGTTCCCACTTTTATTCCATCCGGCACTTCGATTGAACATATGTAACCGAATTGTGATGTATGGAGGCGTCGTAAATCAAAAGTCCACATACCTGAATCAAGCGGTAAGTGAATGCGTCTTAAATGACTCACGGATTCTAAAAACGAATGTCTTCCGAAATCTTGTAATACGCCCTGATTACGTTTTCCTGAAGGGTTTTTACCCCACTTTCCTCTGAATGATTTCATAATATTCTCTTTGAATTGTGATGTATCTAAAAAATACTCCTTTTCTTTTTTAAATATGTCTATCAACTCTTTGACACTTTTGACCCTATTGTCTTCTAGATATGCATCGATGCGTTTTTTAATTGTGTCCTTCACAAATTCTTCAAAAAAATCACGAAACATTTCTATTATAATTGAACCGGGTAATCGTACCTTCTTGTTTGCTAAATCTTCACGGTCGGTCTTTTCCTTTAATCCTAGTTTCACTAACAGGATATCTCTAACCATCAAAGACAAAAACATACCTTTTCGGCGAAGGTTTAGATGATATTCATAGGAACTGTCATTCATAGTCTCATCATTCATATGAGGTAAAAAGTACTTTCGCAAAAGATAGTATATTTTACCGAGACGACTTCTTGTGTATTGATCCGTTTCATTGCTTCTTGCTTTCTTATCAGTATAAAAACTTAACCACTTCAATGCAGTGTTCTGATCAAAGATCCGATTTGCTTCTAGAAAACTTGGTTTGAGTTCTTCAAAAATTTTATTTGCGATTTCTGTTTCAAAGCCGCCACAAATACTTTTGAGAATATCTTTGTCATTTTCAAATCCTAGTGCACGATATAAGACAATGAGTGGCATTTCTCCGGTGAAATATGGAATTTTTACTTGAATTTCGTTTTTCTTGGTATCTAAGTACAAAATTAAGGTCTCGGGTCTTCGTGTATCATCAATACTAGATTGTATTGAAGAACGGTATTCCGTTTTATCACTTAGTTTCTTGATTGAATTTATAATTAAATTTTTCTTCTGATCTTCTTGTGATACAATTACTTTCTCGTTTCCTCCTATGATAAAGTAACCTCCGCGCTCAATGTTTGATTCTCCATTTTGAATCAAATCGTCCTCTGTCTTATCTCTTAGGAGGCAAAGAGACGAATGCAGCATTATTGGCATATCAACAAGTTCAAGATCGTATGTTTCGTCCTCATCATTCTTGATTCCATTGTGCTCGAATTTTACATGGATCTTCGTTTTGATTTTACTTGAATACGTCTTACCATCTAGTCTAGCTTCGTTCGGAAGCATAGTGGGTTTTTCGATAGAACACCTTTCATCAAACGAAATCTGGATTTTCGTACCCTTGTTTTCGCCTTTTAAAACATTAACTTTCGCATTGTTCACAATCTTGTGTAATTGCGAATTCATAAATGTATCGAACGAATCATGGTTATGATTAACAAAATTTTTAACCGCGTTGTTCATATTATTAGTATTAGTATTATGAAACAAAAAAGTATCGGGATAAAGTGCACGTTTATACTATTTCGACAATCTCCGCAAATTTTTCAGTGTTCATTTGATGTGTCAAAATGAACTGAGGAATAGTTGGTGCCGTTGTTGTCAAAGTATCAAGCTTCATTCTGACCTCTGTCAAAAAAACATCAGCTTGAACTCGAAATGCCTTTTTCTTAAACATTTCAGAATCTATGAAAGTAGATAACTCTGCATATCTACAAGAGTGATTGAAATGTTTTTCCTTCCGAGAGGCGAACGAAAAAAAGCTGTCAACGCCTGACAGCAAAGCAACGGACACGAAGGATACCATATTCACATACTTTATCCAGTTGGTCTCTGCAAATACAGCTGAGATCGGGGCCATCGTAACCGGCAACAATATACTTGGTAATCCCCATTTTTGTCGGAGTTTTTTATAGTAGTAGCCAGATTTATCATGCATTTTCTGGTTTTTCTTTATATCTTTGTTCCATTTTTCTATCAGTTCTTCAATTTTTTTCGTCCATGGTTCTTCTATGCGCTCTACATCTTTCGATTTTTCATCAGAACAGTCTGTATTATACGAGTCATTTTCATAGGAATCTGTCTCTTCAGTGATATCATCTTTTGACTTTTGCATGATATTCTTTTTGAATTTCGCAGCCGTAACAGTGCTAGATGTTTGTAATCCCTTTGTGAATTCAGCAAATGATGTCATTAACCATAATCCTATATATATATAATTGAGAAACGATTCAGACGCATAATTTAAATACATTACAAATACCAGAATTTTCAGTTCTTTTCTCAATTCTGACAATTTCACCGATCTTTAGATTGATATATCTAGCAATGACATCGTCCTTTGAAATCTTTGGAATACGCTCTATGTCACATATGTGTAGTGAATCACACAAATCTTTCTTGAAGTTTTCATCAGTTTTCATGCGAATGTGCTTGGAATACATTGAATGTTTCGTAGGATTTACCATCAAATTCTTTAACTGGAAGAATACGATATCTAGACCATACTTTTTTTCAAACGTTTTTATAGAATTGATGATTGAAGGAGTAATTGAATCAATCGTTATAATTGATAACGTGATTGATTTGTTAGTTTGTCTGTAATTATCTTCAATCAATTTTGTGAGGATTTTTTGATTGACTCTCGGCACGTTCACACAGTATGTGAAAATGTCCATTTCTTGACTATTCGAAACTTCAATTGTATTGACATTACTTTTTAGGAATTCATCCGATTTTTTCGATGAAATTTTGAAATGACGATCCTTAAGCAATTCTAACACATTTTCTTTCGATTTATAAATGATTGGATTCATGACATATGCTTTTATAAGTGTTAATGTTTTTCAGCAATCATTTTTCATTTTTTTATATGTGTTAATACTAATTATAAAAATTATGAGAAACAAACTGAATGTCAAAAACCTTGAACAATCACTTGTTAAGGCTATGCCCGATGTAGTCACATATTCGATTTTCGCTTTTTTACTTGGTGCGTTTCTTGAAAATCTGATGCCTGAACTGAAGAACCAACAAAAGATATCGTTAATATTCGAAATATTAGCCCAGTTGTTTGTAGTCGTTTTTTCGTTTGTTATCGCGTCTAATATTTATTCTTCTAAGGTTGGTCTCATTGTCTTTTTGGTGGTTATTATAGGAACGACGCCAACATTTTTCAAAAAGATTGATAGGTTGAGCAAAAAGATGTTCAATTGTGCTAGTTCTTCGAGTAATTCTAAGGACCAATTCGAAGATGATATACAAATATACTCAACGAAAACAAAAGAAAGGGAGAATAAAGACGGAAAGAATCGTCCACTAAACAAAGAGATTGAATTGGCCGAAAATGACATAGACTACGATGAAGAAAACTATGAAGAATCGGGAGAAAACGGAGAAGACGGAGAAGACGGAGAAGATGAAGATGACGTAATAGAGCCAATTGGCTCCACATCGATTCGAAATTTGAAATTTTGAGTGTAAAAATATACAATTCACACAAAAAAATCAAAAATGATTGGACAGAGTTAATATAATACGACAACGCACGCTTATAAATTACAGAATTAGAGCGATTTAAACTATGTATTTGATTGAATTTTTAGACAAGAATAGAATTCTATATTTTCCCATAAATCTAGAAAAGAAATTGGTCAAATCCACGGGAAAAACCAAGAAGATGCTTCGTCCCTATCCAGATGGTAAGATGCCTTCTTATAATGATTTCTCAAATGATGAATTAGTAAGAGAACGTCAGTCAACATATGGGGAGTTATACGATACTATTTGGATTGATACGAAGATGATCAACCAAATTGATGTAGACGGTAACATAGATCCTAAAATCAATACGCCTTATTTCAAGAGTATTTCTAAGGATAAGCCTCATTATTTCGTGTGTGGCTTTCATGGATTAGGGCGAAAGCGTATTGATACCAAGTGGAAAGACGTTGAGCTATTGTGCGGTCAGGGTTCTTATGCCGAGAAAACACAAGAAGTGTATAATTCAGAAGTTGACATAAAGAACTTTTCGGGGAACATTTATCAGATTTTCGACCACAATACTTCGAATTCTGATGAAATCGAACGTCGTGAAATATTATCATGTCCATCTTCGAATATATCTGACAAATTGAATTCCATATTCAACGTTCAAGGTGAATGGAAATCAAACATATATGAAGATAAGAAGTCGGCCGTCCTTATACCTAGTGATAGAAATTGTATCGTAGATGGAAGCAAATGCCATTCTTGTGTTCAGTCGTTCGTAATTCTTTCCAAAACTGCAGTGAAAATTCGTTGTCATTCATGCGGTGAAAAGAAAATAGATGTAGTGAAAGATAGAGATTCATGGAACGCCATTCGAACGTTCTATGGATTTGGTACTCAAGAAGAAAAGATGTCATATGACTTAATTCAAGAACATCTTGATGAATACTGTGAAAATGAAGACTTGATGAAAAAAGATGGTTTTATTATGCGTCGGTCTAAAGATTGTGCGATAGAATATGAGGCCGTTGCACCTTATGATGAATTTCTTGACATGATATTCAAAGACGCCGATATATCTATGAAGCGGGTCTATAAGAAACCTACATCAAAGAAGAACCTTATCAATTACCTTGAAACGATTCATACAGACATCAACATCCTGAAACGTGATCAAAATATTGTGAGTTTTCGAAATGGTTATTTAAAATTGAAGGAATTCACATTTCACCCTTATAATGACAATCAGAAATATACGTTCATTGCGAAAAAGTTTCTTCCCTTTGATTTCGATATTTCTTGGTTGAATTGTGAGTGGACTGATATTGACTGTCCAATTTTCGATAAAATTATCTCAGATCAAGCTTTGATTTCGAGCGATTTTATGGTGAAACTATCATTCTATGGACTATTGGGCAGTTTGCATTTCCCTAATGGAAGTGATTCAATCAAGGTTGTTCCGTATTTAGTAGGGACATCCGGAACTGGCAAATCTACGATCGTAAATATTGTGTCGTCTACGTTTTCTCAAGAAAATATCGGAACAATCAATTTTCGAGAAAAGACATTCGGCAAATCAGCCTTTCTTACGAAAGATGTCATAATTGATTCAGATACTCCTTGTGATATGATTCGTGAGTTTGGTAAATGCGAATTTCAGAAGGCTGTTTCGGGGGAAGTAATCGCCATACCCATTAAGAACCAGAAGACCGAGAATCAACACAAAGTAACACAACGCATGTTGTTCTGCTCCCAATATACTCAAGATGTGATGGATACTGGTGAAGTAATTAGAAGAATTGCCTACTTTAGTTTCCAGCCGGTCGATGCTACTGATTCAAATCTTGAAGAGAATTGTATCAATACCGAATTACATAAAGTATTTATCAAGATTATTCTAGCACGTAAGAAACTAATTGAAACCTTTGATGGCAGACCGTTTCATGAGTGGAATATCAAATATTTCAACGATAAAGTCGAAGATGTTTTGATTGAAAACAACTATATCTATCGATTCATTAGTGAATCGGATCATTTTCAAATGGAGAAATCATCTAGAGTTCCTTTCGAAGACTTTGTGTCACTATTTCATCAACATTTTACAGGGCAGCCAAATCGTCCACGTAAGCCTAAAGTAAGCGATGTTATGTTCGCAAAGATGAAACTCAATGTTAGCAAAGACATTGTGTGTAAGAACTGCAAATCTCAATTCGACCCGAATGTAGCATGCTGCGCCTGTCATTCTAGAACAAACAAGACGACAAAGTATTTCATCGATGGGCTAAAAATTAGTGATGCGAACTCATTCTCTTTCGGAGATAACGATGATGTGTTGTGAACTATGTAAAACCATATAAAAGTATAAAAGTATAAAAGTATGGATATTATAAGCCATATAGAGCATGGACTTTCATCAGAAATACACACCGAAAAGTCTTGACGATTTCTTTTTTCATAGAGAAACGATTGAAAATTTGAGGAAATTCAGAGATAGTTTGACACATTTCCGTATATATTCAGATAATTGCAATATAGGAAGGAAACGGATTTTGAATCTTTATTTGAAAGAAATTGGAGCTGTAAAAGAACATATCTTCTATATCGACTATCAAAATATCAAAACCTTTGAGAATAAAGATAGACTGTTCCAATTTCTTGATTCGAAAAGCTCATATCGTAAGTTCATCATCATTGAACATCTTCAATCTATATCGAATAAATTCATGAACGATTTGATTAATATTTTGAAGCAAAACGAAGCAATTGTATGCTTCATTGACGTTGACAATTCTTTCAATGATACTGAAATTTCCAAATATGTAATAGATTTCAAACTTGATACCTTGAATCCATATGATTTAAAGGAATTTGCAAAACATATACTAAAATCTGAAAATATTGAATATAATGAGAAAATCGTTAATGATTGTATAGAAATTTCAAGTTCAAATTATTACAATTTCATGTTTCACTTGGAATCGAATTTCAAAACGAATGTTGATTTTTCATCTTCAACCTCAATAGGTATCGATTATGACATCATATTTAATGATGCGTCATTGAAACGAAGACTGCTTGAAATCCGTAAAACAGAGAAATTGGGATTTTCGAAAAATAACATTATGAAAAATCTTATGGATCACGTTTACAACGTTCTGAACGAAATTGACTATGCGTTGATTATCGGAGATTGTATCGATGTATGTGATAAGGATCAAAATAATTCAACCGAAATTTATAAAATGATATGCAATCTCTATATGCAATCTATGGGGACACTAGCATTCACATGATTCGGTTTCACGAACATTGTTTTCACGTATGCGGATTTCGATGTCTTTGCGACGATCTTCTTTCGCTGCTAGGTCAGCCAGTATTCTTTCGTAAGGATTCTCACGAAGAACTTCAATTAATTCGGGATCGAGGCGATCGTCGGGATCATTGTCTTTTTTGTTATCTGTCATATTGATGTCGCACGAATCTAATTTAGTATCTACTTTCGATTCCATGGGGGAAAGATAATTGTTTTCCATTCCATTCGAAAGCTCAACTTCACCAATCTGTGAAGCAATACCTCCTACCTTGACCGATGTAGTCGTGGGTTCCCGTCCTTTGCTAATACCTTCTCTAAGTTCATTAAGTTCTGCGTTGTAAATTTGTGTGTAATCTGTCGGGCGATCATGAATTGATTCACCTGTGCCCGAATAATAAGTATGCTGAGTTTCACGCTCTGTGGTCTTGGCGAAATCGGTTGAATCATGGCTATATGTTGACGTCTTTTCCTTGTTGCCAATATTTCCATCATATCCATTGCTTTCTTTTTGCGTCGTCTCCCGAATCGTTGTTCTGGCGGTATCGGTTGAATCATAGTTATATGTTGACGTTTTTTCCTTGTTGCCAATATTTCCATCATATCCGTTGCTTTCTTTTTGTGTAGTCTCCCGAATCGTTGTTCTGGCGGTATCATTCGGATCGTAGTAAGTGACCTGCTTATCCTTATCACCAACGAATCCAATGAATTCGAATAGAGACGCATGTTTGAGTGTTTCTTTTAACTTGTCTACTATACCGACCGCAAGTCCCTTAGCAGGATCTACCATAGTTCCTAGGTAATTTGTGCGTTTAGGTCCAACTTTTAAGGTATCGCTGCAATGTTGTATGCGAACAGTATATTGCTTATTATCAGTCATTGGATTCAGACGAACTTTGCTCCAATCATGAACACGGACAGCACAGTTTTGTTTTACATCAGCTTGAAGACCACGACGAGATCCTTTGAAGCCATCGGTGTGTCGACCTTCGTATATAATTTTAGGATTTGTTTTTACGCGTAAATCATCAACACCCCTTTTAAGTGCGTATTCACGTGAATCACTTTGTTGAAAGCCACCTGAGGGAGCCGCAGTAAATCCCTTATTGAGACCTGGTCCAACATTTACAGGTTCTTGAATTGGTACTCCTTGGTGATACTTCGATGGTTTGTATCTCGCACGATTCTCGTAATCATATCTATCACCATGAACATTTTCCTTATAAGATTGGAACATGGGAGAAATTTCATCTTTTGGCTTATCTAGATCAGAGACTCCTGTATGTCTTGACACAATACCTTCTGTTCTATCAATGTCAGTGTTTTGTCTCACCTTGGATCCGAAGAAAGGAGTCATATTCGAGTGGGTAAAATCTTCTTTTGTGATCTTTTCTCCCGACAATGTTGAAATAAAGTTGTTTGTGTCTTTATTGAAACTAGCTTCAATTGACGTGCCAAAGTCTTTTTGAAACGACTTTGGTTGAATTGTATTTGTAGATTTCAAATGATCATTCATTCTGTTTTTTTCTATATTACGAGAATCGATAATTTGACTATCGTATATACTCGCCATAGATGATTAAATATAACATATATAAAAAAAATTACGAATTTCTCTTGAAAGCTTTGAAAAGCAGTATCGTGAGATCATTGAAAGATTTGGTTGAAGTTTCATAATCAATAAGATCTTGAATATCAGCACTTTTGATGTACTTACAAATCTGTGACATATCAAGATAGAAACTGAAGTATTTCTCAACGATTTTCAATAAATCATTCAGATCGTTGCACGATTTTATTTCGTTTTCCAGCCCATCCGCTAAAATTTGATTGACATCAACAAGTTCATGCTTGATATTATAAATCTTGATCATTGTGCGTATTATGTTGTAATTATGTGACACCTTTAATATTTCTCTAACAACGTCTGTATTTGTGATTCCGTGAGACTTTATGAATGACTGCATTTCTTCATTCGTTTGTTTGATTTTCTGAACAAAGCATCTTGAAATAATGGCTGGATCGATCGAGTTTATATTGGAAGTTGTTATGACGAAAATAGCTGTATCAAAATTGTTTTCGATGATTTCACGAAATTGCTCTTGTGTGTCTGAAGATAGCAGATTGAAATTCTTCACAAATATGACTTTTTTAGTATTCGTTACATTTCTTGTGCTTGTTATGTTTGATATGGCGTCTGCCAAATTCATTTTATTGTTTGCTATTGTGCGGCCATCGAATCTCAAATACTTTGGATTTTCTTTGTATTCGTCCCCATCAATGGTTACGACTAGCTTCTCAGTTGGAAAACCAAATATGCTTTGGAATACATGTGTCTTGCCAACGCCAGAGTTTCCATATAAAATAACATTTGTTATTTGGTTTTCGAGAATCTTCTGCAAAGATGTTCTATTTTCTTCTCTCATTTCATCTAATTCTCTTTTCTAGTCCTATTCCAAAAAACGTTTTACCTTTATATTGTTATCACACAATATTGCGATATCATTCCTTCATTTATCCTTCTCAGACGTATGCTTCTCAGACTTATCCTTCTCAGACTTATGCTTCTCAGACTTTTTATCCTTTTCCATAGCGGGTTTCACGAATGTATCAACTAAAATCTCTCCTACCCCGACGGAAGCCTCATGCTGACTGAATTTTTCTTGATCTACACCAGCTTTTAATTTCAACATCTTATTGAGGATTTCATCATTGCACAGGGTCGATGTAATCATGTCGAATAAATTTTCTAATTTTTCAGCATAAGTTTCGTGATATTTCTTAATAAGCTCTCGTGGCATATGAAGATCACGAAATTTACGTCTAATTTCAAAAGTCTCATTTATCAAATCTTTAGAATCCATAGTGTATAATGTATAATATCTTAATTGGATTATTTTTATATGATTTTAACGCATAGCACAATTTAGATGTTTCCAATTTTCGGAATGCAGGGTCGGTGAGAATCCTTCATCATGAGAACGGAATCCTTGCTGAATTCGAAGCGTTCGATCGCATGTGATTGTGGATTGTAATGAGTCCAATCAAATCTGTCAATCGACTGACCGCGGCGCGTTGTTTTATCATCGTATATACGGGACGCAATTTCGTCCTTGAATCCACAATCTTTATTCATTTCGAGTTCTGTTTTCGAAACCTTATCGTATTTGCGTGTCTTTGAGTCAGAATGGATGATGTTTTTGAGGATACTTTCTGTGTCAACCACTGGTATTTTCGATAGGTTGTGGCCAGTTTTTTGCATTCGGACACTAGGAGTGTTTACGTAGCAGTTTTCGCGATTAACAAATGGAGTCTCGATCATGTAAAGCCCAGGACGGACTGAATTGTTTGCCATTTCATTGTAATTTTTGGGATCAAAATCGAATCCAGTGTACATCTTCTTATTACTATATCACAAGATAAAAAATCTCAGAAATCGTAAAATCTTAAATTCATATGAAATTCATATAAAAATAAAATTCTTAAATACTATAAGGACATTATGAAGGAGATTCATGAATTAAAAAAATTTCTATCGGAATATGATACTACAGACTTGACACATAATGAAAAAATCAAACTCGTACAATTGAAAATACTGATTGAAATGATCATATCAAATGTTTATTCCCGATCAAGAACGTTGTTTGGACACAAGTCTGAGAATCCAATCGCGCTTAACAAAATCATACTTGCTAACTGTGCTTTTTCCGAGGCCAATTGTGACAAACATCTTGAACGCGGATTTTCATGTATCAACCTGATCGAAAAGAAATTAACATGCCGAAAAAATTTCAATAAAAATGACAAAACGTTCGTTATTGATACTGTTTTTGATTTGAACTATGAGATCATAGGGTTGATTCGTGGTAATGTTTCTTTGTTTAATAAGGATATCTTGTTTACTAACCAAAACAACGAACCATATCCCATATTCTATAAGCAATCTTCAGTTTCCAAAAAACAGAAACGGTTCAATGGATTCGAAACAGATTATATCAAACTAATTCTGAAATACTTAAAAAAAATGGGGGGAATCACTGATGAAAGAATGTATGAGATTTCAAATTATAAAATTAAAGATTTCATTGAAGCCTGGAAGAGCGACGGAACACAGCAAGAAAACAATACGCAAAAGATTACGCCCCTGCAGTGGCAAGAAATAATCGCTTTGTCGGGTGTGGAGAAAAAAGACTGTATCTGTGGTGCATACGGTAGATGCGTTTTTGAGCGTATCGTAGTTCAAAAGAAGACATTACGGGGTTTGCGTCCGATTCACGATAAGAACTGTGATAAGATCTTAAAGTGATTTTTCAAGTAAAATGTCTTCCTGTGTTTTGTTGTACGTTTGTTTGTACAATATCGTATTCGGGGTCATTTTTCTCTCGTCAAAACGGCATCCAAGTACTATTTCCTTCTTTATAAGCTTATCTCCAACTTTTATAGAGAGTGAAAAGTAAGGAGGAACAAGAACTGTCTGGTCCACTGTATAATAACAGCCGGGTTTCTTCAAATTAAAACTAAATTTAGGTTCTTCTACGATAAAGCTTCCTTTATTTTTTGTATTTTCATATGCGTTTTCTCTATTTAAAAATGGGATAGTTTTCGAACATCCATTTACATGATTGTATTTTGCAGGCATCGCAGCAATAAAAGATACAGCATATTTTACAATTGGATCGATATTCTTCAGTCCTTCCTTATTCAGTCCTTCCTTATTCAGTCCTTTCTTCTTCAGTCCTTTCTTCTTCAGTCCTTTCATTTGGACAAATACTTCAAGATTGTCTTTCTTTTCCTTGACGACAACGTCAAATTCTTTGTAGTCAAATTTCATTATTAAATTAACAAGAGAAAAAAAAAACGAAAATCTGCGTTTAAAAACAATAAAAAAATTGATAGTTTAGTTAATCATATGGAAGCTGTAAACACATTTAACAAAACCCTTGATGATTTCAAAGAAAATCTAAAAAAATGTGATGACTCGATACAATTCGAAAGATGTAAAGAGAACGACACAGTGCCATTGCAAAAGTTTCTAAAATCCGTTTCTTCTATTGAAGATATGATCAAATCTAAGGATGAGAGAATTTTCAACAACCCCATTTGTATTGACGAAATCGATGTTTCAAGTGTTTTTAAAAAGATTTCGAAAGAAGAAAATCGTGATGCGATTTGGAAATTTCTTCAAACTTTACTATTAGTCGGGAAGACTATCAAATCGAAGTCTAAATCTTTCGAGGAATTTTTCGAAAAAGACGGTGACAATATGATTGACATGCTAAAGAATCTGATGAGTGGAATGGGCGGAATGGGCGGTCTAGATGCCGATGATACCGATGATGCCGATGACGCGGATGATGACGATGACAGTGGATCAGATGAAGATATCATATCAATGCTCGAAAATTCGAAAATTGGAAATCTAGCGAAAGACATTTCGAAGAATATTGATGTTTCTGCCTTTGAAAATATCAAACTTGATAGTCCTGACCTCGATTCTATCATGAAAAGTCTGTCTTCCAATGATTCTATTAAGGATCTTATAACGAACGTTACTAAATCCGTCAAAGAGAAAATGGATTCAGGCGAAATCGACCATGTTGCGATGAAGGAAGAAGCGATGAAATTCATGTCGAAAATGAAAAACAATAAGAAAATCAAAAAGATGATCAAGTCGCAAAATATGACGGGTCTCATGAAAGAAATGATGAAAGACAAGGGTATTGATGCGGGAGATGATGATTTCACGGAATTAGAAGAGATGTTTAAGAAGAAACCACTTCCGCCCTCTGATTTTGGTGCTATGCGCGGAGGAGGCCGAAGAAATGCGGTCCGTAGGCGTCTCAAGAAGAAGATCGAAGATAAACAAGAAGATTAAAAAAGAATCTTTTACACATATTTAAAGGCGAAATCGTTGGAATCTTCCAGAAATACGAAGAAACCACTTGGAATGTTAATCGCCTGCCCATTCTTCATAGGAAGTTCAAGAAATTTCAGATCTTTGAACTTATTTTGATCAAGCTCCATCAAATTCAAATTCGAGTATTGAATTGATTGCGACAAATCTGTTTGAGTATCAAGGAAGACTTTCATATCGTTACCTATAATGAACAATGAGGATTCATTCTCTGTCTTTTTTACAAATAGGCGCGTTTGTTTAAGATGATTTGTCATTCTTGATTCACATCTTTTGAATTTTCCGCTGATCAAAGGAGATTCGTATAGTAAAATGTTATCTGTTTCAATTAGCTTTGCATCATTTTCATCATTGATATACAAATCTATGGCTTTTTTTGGGATCGAGGTTTCGTTCGATACAACAAATATCAGTGCGATAATGAGAAAAGATACAATAAGAAGAATTCTCATTTCTTTAAATACTCAAATATATAATTTGCCTTGAATTTAAACGCAAAGACGATAAACGAAGCTATTATCTCTTTCGATACAGCAAAGATCTCCCACATTGAGCCCTATAAATTTTGCCACTGGATCTTCTACCTGAATTTTGGGCAATTTTGAAAGTGACTTTATATGCAGTCTTTGCATCAATTCGGTTGCCTTCTCTGTGTTCTCTTTTGATATTCTCGTGTGTTTTGGAACAAGGAAATGTTTTGTAACGTTGTATAATAACGTCTTGTCTTCAAATATCTGTATGAATCTGTGTTTCAGCTTATTGTTTATAATTTTTACTTTATTTAGGAGTTCTTCATCTGGTTCGAAATTCACAATGTATATAGTGTTAAGTTTCTTACCAGATTCAATTGATTTGTCATTTAATCGAGTGATACTATTAAGAAGAGTAGTAGGAGTAAAATCTGAGAATAAAGATTTTGATTCATAATAATAAGTATCTTCAAATTCTTGATTTTTCCTCAATTCTTTCATATCGGAGATTGTTTCGGATATCTTATCTTTCATTAGTTTCTTGCGTTCCTCTAAATCCATAATTACTATAATGTATATTTTTTTTCAATATTTAAATCTATATACATTTAATAGTTAGTAAATTATGGGCGGCGGGTTATTACAATTGAAAAGATATGGCCAGCAAAACGAATATTTGAATGGCAACCCTTCTATGACTTACTTTAAAAATGTTTTCAAAAAGCATACACATTTTAGTATGGAACACAAGCGTATAGAGTTTGAAGGCACCCAGTCTTTGGCAGTTGGTATAGACACAATTATGCGTTGTAAAATTGATCGTAATGGCGATTTGGTCAACAAAATCTATTTTGCCATGAATTTGCCTGATATTTATTCATCATACGAAACTACAGCGGAGGGGAAAGGTTACGCCTATGAATTTCAATGGGTTCCTAATTTAGGCACTCAAATAATAAGAAAAGCGACATTGACGATAGGTGGCACCAAAATAAGCGAACTCTACGGTCAATGGATTGAAATTTATCATGAATTATTTTTAGATACTTCACAAAAAAATAATTTTGATAAGATGACTGGTCATGAACCAGATCTATTTGCCCCTGGATATAACGGATGGAATGCTGGGTTTTACCCAACAAGTTCCTTGGAACAACTTGAAAATGTTAATCCTGATTCTTCAAAATACTATTTTTCTAACTTTGCCAAAAATCCCTATTTGCAACCTCCTTCTATAAAAGCACGGACAATATATGTTCCTTTACCTTTTTGGTTTTCCACGAATCCGGGACTTGCTTTACCATTGGTCTCATTACAGTATCACGAAGTATATATAGAATTTGAATGTCGACCAATCACAGAATTGTATACTATATTGGAAACAAGGTCTGGACAAGAGAAACAGATTGGTGAAAGAATAGCCCCGAATCCGACATCAAGTCATCACCATATTGGAAATTTTATTACTTCGGTTCCACAAGAATCTTTTTCACCCGATATGCCTTCCTTACAAGACGGAACATCGAATCTCCAGGGTTGGAATCAAGACTGTCATGTTGTCGCAAACTACATATATCTCGATGAAGAAGAAAGACGAAAGTTTTCGTTATCTACTCATGATTATCTGATCGAACAAACGAACCGTCTAAGTTTTACCGGTTTGAGGGGAACGAGATCTTTGAAGCTGCAATTTGACCATCCAGTCAAATATCTGATTTGGTGTGGTCAGCGCTCGGATGTTTCTCAAAGATTCAATGGACATAATAATTATACTAATTGGGATGACGAGTATATTCCTCCAGGTTCCGCTGCATATATACGAAGACTTGGCGAGCATGATGCGGATCTATTATATTACACAAAAGATTCGAATGGTAATATCAACACAAGCTCCACATTGGATTCTAATGGTGGCCGTGCGCTAATTCCAACAAAATTCAATTTCAACTTATATCAAAAAGATATCATCGATTCATCTCGGTTATTGTTTGATGGTGTTGAACGGTATGCATCGAGTGATGCGAAATTTCATCAATCTTTTCAGGCGTTTCAACACAATATGAAAACTGATAAACATGGCTTAGAAATGTATAGTTTTGCAATTGAACCTGGTATATATAATCCTTCAGGAACTTGCAATTTTTCGCGTATCGAAAACGTTTCATTGGAAGTAAAGACTATGGAGCCACCTCCCGCTGTTTCTATCGAACCGTCACAGTATGCACCTGCGGGCATTTCAGATGATATCGAATTTGCAACATATGATTATAATTTATTTGTATACGCTATAAATTACAACGTCTTGCGGATCCAAAGCGGGATGGCATCGACAGTCTTTGCAAATTAATCGTGCGTTTAAATTTTTCAAAAAAAAAATGTAAATAACTTAAATGGTAGAAGAAGAAAAGCACGGTGAAACTTTAAACGATGACCTTGTCAACAAAATCATGAATGAATTAGATGAAACGAAGATTCAAACAGATCCTGTCTTCGAACAAGAGGATGTGAAACCGATTATCAATGATGACGCTAATGGCGCTAATGACGCTGAGGAAATCGCAAACTCCAAAAAGAAGAAAAAGAGTTCTAAGAAACGAAAGAAGCCTTTGATCGTTGAATATTCATCGGATGATGAAGATTTTGAACCAGTAAAACCGATCGTCAAAAAGAAAAAATCATCCAACAATGTAGATAACAATGGAGATAACGATGGAGATATAGTTCCTGGTCCAAGTTTCGAAGACAAGTTCAAAAATATTGTCGGAGTTCTCAAGAAAACTCTACTCATTGCGTTTGTTTTTTTCGTATTTTTGTCATTGAAGCCTAAATTCACATCATTTCTTTCAGTGAAGATTCCGTCAATCAACCTTGTTAACGATGTTGGCGATTTGAACACGATGGGGATATTTGTATTCAGTTTTTTGTTTTCGGTCGGAATATTTGTGGTAAGTCTTTACAATAATAAAAGCTAAGGTGCGTTTGAAATCTACCATTTTTAGATATTTATTAAGTATATATTAAAATGTCGGATGACAATGAATATATTGATGAATACACATCCATAAATTTCAATGAATTACGTATAAAGAAGGGGAAAAGACTTGAGGGAGGATGTATTGAGCTCAATGTTTTAACGAATTCAAAAGAACCTGTATATTTTGCTATGCCTGTGTTCCGTATAGGAGATGAATTAAATATTTCATCCATATCTAAAAATGGTTTCTTGAAACTTGACCTAGACTACTCTTATGATAAGCATACTGATTTTAAAGAGTTCCTGGAAGAACTCGACGAATGGACATCCAAGACTGTTGTTCGAAATTTCGACGAATGGTTCGGTCATCAGTGGAGAAAAGGTGGGTGTTTCTATGGTAAAAACCCCATAGCAAAATCAACGTTAAAGAAGATGCATCAACCTCTTTTGAATGATAGTTCTTTCACAGTTAGGGTTCATCAAAAGAAGCAGAATTATGTATTTGAATATGTAGATACTGAACAGAATGACTTGGATAGAAGCACCTTGAACAATTGCTATGTTGTACCTCTGGTAGAACTCAAGTCTATATTCATGAAATCAAATGGATATAATGTTGATCTTGTTCTTCGTGGTTTAGTAAGATTGACAGATGAAGAATATGTCAAAAGCATTGAAGACGAAAAGAATGAAGCGTTGTTTTCTCAAGATGAGGAAAACAATGTAAATTATACTGATTACGCAACTGATGACGAAACTTTGGCGTCAGAGTATAACGAAGATGAAGATCTTGAAACAGATGATGAGACCGATGAGGAACTCGAAACGGACGCCGAAGACGCCGAAGACGCCGAAGACGCCGAAGACGCCGAAGACGCCGAAGACACCGAAGACGCCGAAGACTCCGAAGACGCCGAAGACGCCGAAGACGCCGAAGGCAACGAGGATGATGAGGCTAACGAGGACGCAGAAGACAATGAGGACGCAAAACCGGTTGAAGAGCCAACTGAAAAACCAGCGGAAGAGCCAACTGAAGAGCCAACTGAAGAGCCAACTGAAGAACCCGTTGAAGAATCACAGAATGAGTCCACGCAAGATACAGGTGAAACTGAAAGAGAAAAGATCCTACGTGAGTTTAAAGAAGAGCAGGAAAAGGCTCTTGCGTCCATGTACGAAAGAATGTCGAAGATGCAAGCATAAGTTAACTGAAAATCCGTAGAAATCAAAAAGAATCAAAGAACATATAAAAATAAATATATACAGGATAATGGCATAGATTCAGACTAGTCTAGATGATTGACAAACTCAAGAAAAGAATCTCTAAATATTTTTCAGGGAATCAAACTGTGAAAAAACACAAGAAGTACGATATCAAGAAATATTTGAACAAAAAGAAATATAACGAAAAACTAACGCCAAGAACATTGATCAATGTAATCACAGAATTCAAATTCTTTCAAAAAACTTTACTAAAATACAAGGAGTTTGATATAAGATTGCCAATCATACCGGAGTTCGTAACTGAAAATCTTTGCATGCTTTGTATAAAGAATATTTTAGGTGATAAGAGTGTCACTCGAAAGTGTGTAGGTGATCTTGTAAGTGAAGAATTTGGTTTGATAGAAGTTAAGGCTTTCTCCAGTAATGCTCCGAATTCATTCAGTACTAAAATGAAATGGAATACTCTTTTTTTTTGTGATTGTAGATCTTTCCTAGAAAAAAACGTGATTACTATATATAAGGTAAATATGGAATTACCTGCTTTCAAACGATTGAAAGTCACGAATGATAAGACTTTCAAGGATTGCGAGGATATCAAACAGAGAGCTAAAGTGTCTTTTGAAAATTTGAAACTACAGGAATCTTTCAAATATGATAAGATTTTTGAGGGAGATTATAAGAAACTTCTCATTACCACTTAAATCATATAAATATAAAGCGTTCATTGAAACTATGGATAACACACTTTTTATTGATACAGGCTACTTCGCATTCTACAGATATCATGCAGCAAAACGCTGGTTGAGCTTTAAGGAAGAGTGCGATCAAGAAAATCCTTGGCAAAATGAGGAAATCTTTCGGGATTGCTTAATGAAGCAAGTTCTAAAGCATATCAAAAAGTACTGTAAAAATAGTAAGAGAATTTTTATTGCCCTAGAATCTCTGGATGGATCGAAAAATTGGAGAAAAGATATTTGTGAGCATTACAAAGCGAATCGGGTTAAAAACTCAGATATTCACGGATTCATGAAATATCTTTATACTTATCTGCGTGAATTTGCAAGCAATAGTGGTAATTGTGAAATTCTTCACAAAACTTGTCATGAAGCGGATGACTTGATTGCATTAAAATGTAGGGATATCTTAAACGAGAATCCGCTGGAAGATATCATAATACTCACATCAGACAGTGATTTTCTCCAGCTTGTTGAAACCCAAAACAATGTAAAACTTATGAACGCAACAGAAAAGATTATAAGTGACAAACCGATTGTAGGCCAACTATATTTGAAACACAAGATTCTCGAAGGAGATACGGCGGATAATATAACTCCCGTTTTTTCTGGAAGAAACCGCAAAAAAAGAATAAATGCTATCATCGATAAAATAAAGCACATTTCATTGGATGAGGTTAATGAAACTTATTTCGAAAGCATTGAAGATTACGAAAAATTCAAAAAGAATAGGGCACTCATTGACTTTTCATCGATAATCACGTAAGATTCGAAAAAAAGAATCATTGATTTGATAATTACAATGAATCTGAAAATAGAACGCTCAGATCAAAAACTTCAGATTTAATTCGCTTCTTTTTTTCGGATTGGATTTCTTGTTGTTTGAGAATGGAAGTACGTTTCAAATTGCGCAACCTTCTACGCTCATCGCGTAAAGTATTGTTTTCTTGAACACTTTGTACTTTAATAACATTGGATTCTTCTTCACTCTCATCACAATATTCGTTATAGTAAAGTGCATTTTCGACAGCAAGTAGAAGTTCCGATTTGAGCATACGACTCACATTTGGAATATCTAACTTCTTTTTAGCAATTATTGCTTTCAACTCTTTAATGGTAAGATCATCCAAATTCGACTTTCCACATATATCTTGAACAACGTTTTCAATCGGAATCATCGGATCGATCCGAATTTTTTTCAAGTTTTCTTGATCACTATCATCACGTTTTCTTTTACCAGTTTTCTGGATTGCAAGATATGACGTTTGTTTACTCTCTAACTTCTTGTAAAATGGATGGATCCACTCAGAATCATTCTCGTAAACTTCATCATCAATACTCGACTTCGATAAACAATCTGATAGATCATCAATATCAATTACTCTTGATCTCATTCCTTTATTCGTATTTATATTTTTATATCAAATCATATAGACCTCTTATCATTTTAAGCTCATTTAACTGCCATTTTTTACCATTTCCATCTATTTATACCGTTTTTAAACATTTTCAACCATAACTCATTCAGCGAACAAAATTAACAAAAATGGACGTATAATATACTTGAGTTCATCATACTGTAGTGTATCGATGAGAAAGCATGTATCTAAAATATGAGAGTTTAAATAAAAACGACAAGAAACGTCGTGTGTATGATATCGAAAATTATTATCAACCGCAAATCTGTTCTGTTTGTAACAAGAACAAATTTCAAAGGACAAACGAAAAAGTTAACAATAAGAAACGCAATTGTTGTAAAAAATGTTGAAATTGCTGTGACATTGCTGTGAAATTGCTGTGAAATTGCTGTGAAATTGCTGTGAAATTGCTGTGCTGATCGGCCGCATTTTTTTTATATGAATAATAATAATGGAAATGGGCGACATCGAAAAGGTAGAAAGCATTCGTTTTGGTATTTTAAGCGAAACAGATATCAAAAAACAATCAAAAAAGAAAATCTTTACTTCAAAACGATATACGCCAAATGATATCCCCTTTCCCGGAGGACCTATCGATAATGATATTGAGGATGAATATGGTCATATTGAGTTAAGTGCCCCGATTTTTAACCCTTACTTTTTCGACAGCATAACGAATCTACTTCGTGTTGTTTGCTATCATTGTAGTAACAATCTTTTTAGAATGCGTGAAAGTGACGACATGGATCTAGCTTATAAAATCAAACTACCATCAAATGAGGAAATCAAATCTTGTAAAGACCCGGTCTTGTCCTTGTGGAAATACAAAAACACTATCAAAAGTAATAATAACAAACCCATCAAATGCCCGTTTTGCAAATCTGATCAGCCTAAGAAATATTCGTTTGGTTCGTATAGTGTGGGCAAACACAAATTAGCAAACACAATCGTTGGAGAATTCGGCAAGGACACAGAAACAATCCTATTTACTCCTGAGTATATATACGCACTTTTTGAAAAGATAACTGAAGAAAACATGAAACTTTTTGGTTATAATCCTGTCTATTCAAGACCATCATCTATGGTTTTACATTCTATTCCAGTGGTGCCATTAAATATACGCAAAGCGAATACGTTGCCAAATGGTCAAAAAGCTCACAATCATATTACATTGGCATACGAAAAGGTCATCGACATGAATGACAAGCTCGAGACTATGAAAGACGATAAAAGCTTTGAAACATGGCGTTCATTTTTATCAGACGAAATCTATAAACTATTTGACAATAAAACGGAAAACCCCTTCACTCCAGATCCTTCACTGAACACGTTTGGGCATCGGATAAACGGGTTTGAATCTAAATCATCACGTATTTCGGAAACATTATTGAGCCGCCGCGTTCAAAACTGTGCTCGTTCCGTTATCATTCCCGATGCATCCATGGATGCTGATCAGATTGGTATGCCTCAGCATATGGCTATGAAACTCACCGTCCCAGAGACGATCACATCTTCGAATATAGGAAGATTCCAAA